CAAGGTCTACATCAAACAACTGCTCTCTTACTAAATCTGAAACATCGTCCAAGCGAATTGGCTTTCTCACTAGCATACCGCTTAACATTTTTTCAATACGCTGCAAATATGGAACAACAGTGGATCTGCTCAATCGAACGTCATATGAATCATCAGTTTCCCTGGATTCTTGCGGCAAATATTTTCTATGTTCACTTCTGATCTTATATGTTCCCTCTTTTAAATCTTCAACCAAACCCCAGAAATTTGCCATCCTCTGATAGGCAGCATTAGGACTTGCAACCGTTGTAGGAGCTAATGTTACAGGCTGATTGTAAATATTTAAAGAGCTATACACGGTTTTTCCTCATAATATCAGATCTTTTAATATATTCTAATGCCTGTTGGCTTGCCTGCCCTTCCATAAAGTAAATTAAATTCTCTGAAAATGAGATAACCAAGGGCATCTACATGGTGATCATAGCCATTTTGTTTATCGGGATCTCCTGTCTTTTCGTCATAACTTTGCAATTCTAAACATTCAATCAGACGAGTGCAACTGGCATGAATCGCCAAACGTCTTTCCCCTTTGCCGTTTTGTAATAACGCATTGACGGTTGCAACTCGATCTTTGATAAAGGGGTTGCTCTTGAGAGCCATTGAACTGAATCCGTAACTTTGCAAGATTGCGATGTCTGTTTTAGAGGCATTGATTGTTGAACGTGCTGAACCACTAGCGTCTGGATAAACTAATATTCTGTTTGAACTATAACGTCTGCGTATTTCCTGTGCCAACGCATCTGTATCATTTTGTTTTGATATCTCATCAATGATCATCAGCTTATTACCATCTTTTATCCCAACCACTGCGTTGCAGTTCATTACGTTGAAATCGACTCCTATTAAAAGAGTTTCCATCTTGATATCAAACGGTATTTTGTCGATGACATGATCTGCCCTAGAGAACCTGTCATAAACTTGCCCTTGAGTAAGGTTGACCCATTGTCCAAGAAGATAAGCCTTTATTAACTGCGGTGGATAATTCTCATACAAAGACGGAATGAATGAATCTGGAAGATAAGGGTTATCAGCCGTTTTTGCTTGTATTAATGCTGTATCAGATTTTTTATTTTTTTCAAATGTTTCAAATGCCCAGCCATGACCTTCGGGAGTTGTAGTTGCATAAAACTGTTGAATATTACCTGATCTAAGTCTTGCAAGTGCCATGTTCATAGCAGCTTCTGCGTCTCGTTTTGGAATAGTATCTGCCTCATCAAATCCCACTGCACAAAGGTTTTGACCTCGTAATCTTTGATAAGTAAGCATTGTTCTAAGTAAGATTGTATGTGTTCCTTCCTCCCAAGAAAGTTGGTATTCAGGTAAAGGTGATGCTCTAAAAGTATAAGGTATTTGCCATTCGTCTAATAGTTCATTAAATGTACGAATTAAAATATCCCGAAGCATAGGTGCTGTTGGCTGAAAAACAGCAGATACATGACCAATATTTAAACAGGCAAGCATCACAGCTTTAGAACATAAAGCATAAGTTTTACCTGCACCAAACCCACAAACTAATGCAAGCTTGCGATGCTCCATGTCATCACAAAAGGTTTTTTGATGAGGTAATAAATCTTGATTAATACGATCTATTGTTTGTTGTGCTGTCGGCAAATCAAATGCCCCTATCTGATATAAAACTTTCCCAGGTTGAACTGTATCTAAAATGCTCACGAAATAATTTGTGCAAGTTTAGCTGCTGTATTAATAGCACCAAGAGCAATATGTAAATGCCCTTTTTCTCTTGCTTCCATTTGTAACGTTGCAGCTTGTGATAAAAGATTTGCCACCATTTCAGGTCTTTCCAAATCCCAATCAGCTTTCATCTCGGCTCTAGCAATCTCTAAATATTTATCTGCTGTTGTAGAACTGACCCCCCAGTTTTTCAAAGCATATCTAACGCAATCAGATCTACGACCACCTTTGGCAATAATCTCGCCAAGTTTGCGTGATCTAATAATTGTTTCTAATTTTGTACCTTTTTTAGCCATTACATAGATGTTACACGCAAATGAGAGAATATGAATATTTCTTAATTTTGAGACTCATTTGAGACTGAGGGGTGTTCCCAAGTTCCCAAGTGTTCCCATAAATGCTTAAGAGTTACCTAACCCCTATATTATCCCTATATTACCTATTATTATATTTATATATAAAACATAGAGAACATAGAGAACATATATATAGAAGATAGTTATAGAGGGGATTTTAAGCGTTCTCGGTAGTGAGAACAGGGGTAAGAACAGGTGGGAACCAAACCCATTTAGGTGTTCCCATTACTCGTTTTCTTTTACGTTCATAATGCAAGGATTTGAGAATTGATGAGACAGTCATAATGTCAGATTTTGTTTGTCTTTCGATAGGTTTTTCTACAGCATCAGTTAATAAAAGCTCAATAGTAATATCTTTTACAGCGTTAGCTGGGTCGTTTAGATAATTAGTTATTACTGAAAGCCAAGGAGAATCCACCATATATCCAAGGTTTTCTTTTTCGATCTGATTTTCCTGTTCAGTCGATAAAAAATGCTGTTCTTTATTTTTAAAAGCATGAACCGCACCGCTCCATAAACTGTCTCTTTCCAGTTGTAAAGAATCAAGATCAATAGATTTTGCAGTGCAGGGAATTATATGAAATCTTCGGTTGCCTGTATCATCTATCAGCAGCCCTGATTCTTTATTTGTACTTCCACAAATAATCCCACGTCTGGGCCATTCTTCTACGGCCTTTCCGTAAGGAACTCTTAAAAGATCAGTGGCACGAGATAAAAAAGCTTTTACCACTCCTGCGTGTTTTCTGGATGTTACACCATCAATTTCGGACCATTCCATTCCCCATGAACGGTGAAGAACGAGAAGATCATCTTTGGAGGAAATATCACCAAGAGCATCTGAGAAAAAAGGGCCGAACAGTGTCTGCCAAAATGATGATTTTTTTATTCCCTGTGAACCTTGTAAGACAGTGGCGGTGTCATGCTTGCACCCAGGAATATAAACTCTCCTTACTGCGTTTATTAAAGTTAGTTTCAGCATGGTGTCATATATTGTCGGCTCGGTCAGGTTTTGATCCTGTGGCCGTAGATATGTTGAGGCTAAAGATTCAATATAAGCTGGTTGGATTTCGTTGTAGCAATGATCAAGATAAAGTTTTACAGGATCATATTCATTTTCATGGGCTACTTTTAGAAGACAATCAACTGCCATTTCTTTTGGCACTTTATAACCAAGCTCTGCAAGGGTGAGGTAAAAAATCTCAATATTCTTTATTACTTTGCCATCCATTTCTATTGAATGGGAGAAGGTGTTGAATCTAATTTCTTGTTTTAGGTTGCGTAAAAAATTCATCAACTCCTGAGATGTCAGTTGTTCAAGTTTTCTTGGTATTGGAGAAGATTCTTCTTTTGGGTCTATTGAGGTGGGAAAAGTGCGTGGTGGTGGAGTCCAGCCATCCTCGGTTGCATATTTTTGGAGAGTGCCGAGTGAAACCCCTGATGATTTGAATGAAGACCATTTCTTCTCACATTGTCCTGGTGTATGTTTACCATTTTTTTGAGATAAATTTTCCCAATCTGATAGAAGAGAATCATCCCCAACTGAGTGAGCAGCCATACCAATCTTTAGCCATATGTCGTAATCATCAAGACGAGATGGATTTATTGATTGAAGTAAAGAACGAGCCTTATCGGTATCTGAGTTAAGTGTTTGAATTGGTGGTGTTTTTATCTTTTTTTTATTTGGCTCCATCATCTTTTTTATTATTCCGATTGGAGCTTCTGCTATTTCTTTTATATCTCTTGGTGATCTACCATCCATCCATCTATAACCATCAGTCATTGGATGAGAACCAGACACTATAGATTGCGTCCCATCCCAACGGAGTTCTATTTGTTCAACTGAGCCATCCTCATCTTTTACCCCTGTTTGATATTTACGAGTTTTAATTTTTGACCAATATTTTTCTGGAACCTTGTATATGATCTGAAATCTACCGACCCTACCTGATGT